ACATGCTCTTCCATAGTGATACTGAGGGCATGTGGTTGTGCGACTTAGTTGGGGTTGTGTACCCCTTGTGCTCTATCCACCCAAGTGTCTTGAGGGTTCGAACGCCCGATACCCATACGTTAGGGTGCAATGTGGGGGGTCTAAATAGTCGGTTGTCGGCGCAGTACTCTCGGAACTCATCGCCAAGGACTACGGACTTGGATGCTAACAATTGCTCAGCTAACTCTAAATAACGCTCAACAAATTCGGGGTTGGCTATGCTGGCTTTCCCCCAGCACTTGTCAGCTAGGATTAGAGCGTTTTCCATACGTGGTGTCATCGAATTCTCCAGTTGTTTACCCCCCTACTTTATCACATGCTTGTACTTTGTCAACACACAGACGTAAAAAAACCCGCCGAAGCGGGTTGGTGTTTACCCTAACAATGTTAGGTGTGTTGTGTTTCCTTTAGTCGGTTGGCATACCACACCATCTTGTCAATGTCCTCGTTTGCATTGCCCTTGTGCCCTGCGCGAGTCAAGTATTTGAGCACGTTGCCTTTTAGATATCCACGGAATTCATCGGGCGTTAGCTTAGCCCTAATAAAGTCGATGGTCTCAATGCCGCCTACTTTGTAGTGCGGTGGATGATTCACCATATCCGGTAGAAAAGCAGTTTTTAGTTGGCTTGCGCTGTATTTTTGAACTACCGGCAAAGGACTTTTACGTGGTCGGCCACGCGCCCGTTTTACTGGTTGCACTTTTGTTTCAGTTGGCTTTTTCATGTTCACTCCAAAGTTTGTTTTTTAACGTAGTCGGCAAGAATTTCTCTAATTTTGGCTTGCTTTGACCGTGGAAAATTGGTGTTGAAATAATCCATCACCTCTTTCGATAGTCGCAAGCTCGTACTGAACAGCGCGGGTTTCTTGCCGAGTCCCCGCCCTGTCCGTTTTTTCTCAGGTTTTAAGAATTCAATTCCCGTAGTCATGTTCATTCTCCTTTTGTTCGCTTAGGTTTAATTGCGGCTATGCCTTCTTCCTTAATAGGATTACGGGCTTGCATAAATTCATCGGCTATGTCAAACGCAGTGAGGACAATAGCTTCCCCTTCTCTGTTACGTATTAACAATCCAGTTAGGGCGAACATTGCGGCTAGGTCACGTAGGTTTTGTTCGTGTTCGGTCAAGGGGTTTCTCCGTTGGTTTAGGGCAGTTCTGCGGCGGCACTACTACGCACCATACAGCAGCCCATTGTTTTCGGTGGGTTATCCACCGGTCTATGTACACATCGGGCATTTTTGACAGCGCGCGCTTTGTATGACTCGCGTCTTTGTCCAGCCGCTCTGCTATCTCAGAGTTGGTCAGGCCATCATGGTACTGTTGTAGCAGCATCCGTATGGATTGGTGGTTTGACTTATGCACTCTTTGCTTTCTCAAACGAGTTCTTGTATGCCTTGGGCAGCACTCTTCGCGCTTCGATAACCAGCGCCTTGTCCTGCCCGTCCAGCAAGCGGTCAATGATTGAGTACAGCTTAGGCAACAGCGTATTCACGATTGCCGTGTCCGCTGCATAGACTTGTATATCGTCGTCTTCATCCAGCTTGGCTTGCGCCGCTGCCTTTTTGCTTTGATAGCCTGTCATGTCACTTCCCCCAAATAAAGAAAGCCAGCAGCGTTAGTGCTGCGGTCACAGCGATAACAGCAAGCAGCGCTTTGAAGGTATCAGCAACATCGCCATACGGGTCGGCAACTTTGCCCCAGCCACCACTCATATACGCCTCATCTGTTTCCTTGGCGCGTTGCTTGCGTATAGGGCAGTCACGCCCTTGTGTGCAAGTTCCTATGTCGTTACAACAGTTCATTTGTTTCTCTCCTTATTTCAACGCAGTAGTAATCTTGCCGAGCTTGCCTTCTTTCTCTAACTCCGCAAGGGTAGTTAAAGCAGTTGCAGCACGTTCAAGTAACGAGACATAGCGTTCTAAGTTTGAAAAGTTTGCGGCCTTCTCCATCTTGACTAGCCCTGACGCTAGGTCATCTGCTGCTTTACGCACGTTGCCCGACACCTTCTTAATGTTGGCTTGCAACTCATCTGCCGTAGCCATTAAGTTACCGGCGTTTCGCTTAAACATTTTCTCGGCGGTCTCTGCAATTTCTGTTGCTTTTTCGTAATCTGTTGAAACCATTTTTGCGCTCCTACTTATGTATGTACCTGACTCGGCTGTTAATTCGACTGCTATTGCGTTAGTAATTTTTGCTACCGACCAACCCGGCCCATGTCTATCTATTACGTCAGGCTTTGACCCAGTGAACTGTGGGTTTACGTTTATGTTGACGCTCATTTGGCACGCTCCTTGAGCATTGCGTCTGCCCATCCATATGTAGATGAATCAATCCATCCACCAGAAGCACCGCCGGTTTCAAGAATTTTGTTTTGCAATTTTGGGTTTGCTAAAAGACCTTGCAAAGCCAGCCCCGCAAAATAGTCACGCATGGTCATATCCCTTGCAAAGCCTCCGGTCTTGACCATCCAGTCGGTGTAGTCTTTTGCGATTTCGCGTGTGTCTTTCATTTGTATTCCTCCAGTCGTGCGTTAAGGCGGGTGATTCGGGTTACGTTGTAGTCCACGATGCTCTGCGCATACTCCACCGCAGTCTCAGCGCTAAGCTTCTCCATGTGGGCCTCGGCTAGCTCAGTAGCTATCATCTCAAGGGGCGTGGGTCTTTTGAAGGGTTCCTTCATCAACTCCATAAATCGTACTTTTCTCATTTGCTTTCTCCTTAGCTAACAATGTTAGGTTGTTCGTCCATCACTAGTACAAAGGTTTCATCGTTCACCTTACAGCCAATATCTGAAACCATCTGACCTACCTCCACCAATTTAAGTACGCCTAAATTACCACGCATGGAAATCGGGAGCGTAGTATCGTTGTACAAATCAATGGCGTCACCTATCTTCACTAGGTATTTACCCTCATCTAAAATAAGCAATGCTGTTTTCTTATCATCGAACAATGATTTAATTCGGTCAATGGTTTTTACTTGCGCTAATTGCTCATCGTATTTCTCTAGCATTTGCAAACCATTGCTATCCATGTGGCTTATGTTAGCTTCGACATACGCTCTTGCGTCCTTCAACATGTACTTAAAAATTACTTCGTTGAGGCTGTACCTAACTTTCTGCATTGCTCTATCATGTTCGTACAAAGCACTAGATATGCACTGTTCAGCAGCAGCTACTGATTCATACAGTCTCTCCTGCTTGGTCTTGAGTAGTAGCAATTTCTTTGCTATGGATATAGCCCGCTTAGGGTCAGCCGTAAACTTGCGTGCACTCTTTGCAATTATTTCCACGCCGTAATTGCCACGGCTATACGCACCGACAAGCTTACCGATTATTTCTCCTTTGCTAACTACATCTACTCTTTTTATACAAAGTTTATCGCCACCACTCCAATCTTTTTCCGTGACAATAAAATTCCATGTAGGATTACGTTCGCATAAGAAATAGCTTACGTCCCTTAGTGTCGTTGTTTTCCACTGAACAGTCTGTTCGGGTGTTGGTCTGCATTTATCTGCAAACAAAAGATTAGAAAAAGTCCGTGTATGTTCTGTCATTTGGTTCTCCTTACCATTCAAATTTACCGAGGATTGCATCTACCTTAGACTTCAGTACAGTACGCGCCACCGAGTCCTCCTTAATTACCTCAAGGTTAGTACCTAACATTGTTACCTCTAGCTGCTTACGTGCTTCCTCTAACTTGGGGTCATTGGTCACGTTCAACTTAGTCAACAACTCACATAGCTCCAACGGGTTGGAGATAAACGTATCGTGATACCGCTTGGGTTTGTCGTCATCGTTGCCTGTCTCTGCAACCTTCTCGCTGATAGTCTTGAGCATGGTGTGCAGTCTCTCCCACGGCGCTCGCATAGCGTCGGCTAACTTGACCGAGTACTGCTTCTCGTACTCTTCACGTATGTCTTGCAAGTCCTGCGCTGGTATGTCTAAGCGAAAGTCTCCAGCGTCGGGCAGTGGCTTGACCGCTCGACGAAACCCGAACTTAGTTTTCACCGCATTTATGTCGGGGTAGTCCTCTACCTTGAACATACCCTTCAACGCAATAGGTGCTGCTGCCACTAGGTCAGGATACGCAACAAAGAACTCATCGCACATCATGTCGAATGTGTCGTTGTACTTGTCCATTGTCTGCTTGTACTCAATGAACAACTTAGTCGGCAACATGCGCTCACCCTTGTCAGCCCACGGCAGGGTGCACTGGTTGTGATACAACCGAACTCTCGCCGCAAACTTCTCGATGTTGCTACGCATACTAGTACCTGCGAATAGGTTCTTTTTAGTCTGCGACGCCCCGTGTACTGCACCCGCATCGTTGTTTACCTTGTCGGTAATCTCGCGGTCAATCTTTGACGCAGGCCATACGCTGATATTCAACTCCACTAATAACGCTGATGAACTAATACTCATTTCATTTCTCCTTCAGGTTTAATTTCCACCACATCAAACACACTGCTTTCACTGTCGGCGTTATGCAACTGGAAAGCATCAAACATCTTCATCTCCGCTTCATCTTGTGACTCAGCTTCGACCTCAATTTCTTGGTAGTAACTGAATACCACCACTCCTCTGTATCGTTTCATTTCAGTTCCCCTCAATATGAATCGTCTTACCATTCGGTGCGACCTCGGTGTTACCACCTACGATGCACCACAGAACCTCGGATGTCCACTCGCTACCCCAATCGTCACCCACATACCCATCGGTCAGAATGATGGTGCACTCAGGCTTGATGTTCTTCTCCTTCAAATACGCAGACACACACGATGGACTTGTACCCCCACCACCTCGTGGCTTAGTAGAGCTAACAATGTTAGGTACATCCTGCTCGCTGTATTCCTCATGCGCAGCTACCGCGCTGTCCCAATAGATTAGGTCTACCTGACTAGGCATAACCTCCTCAGCAATCCCCTTCACCTCGGAAAGAAAGTCGGCTAGCTCTTGCCCACCAATCGAACCTGACGTATCTATGCCTATAACCAAGTGCCCCATCTTTTCACCAATCATGCTAGGCATGTAAGTGCCCATAGATAGAAACCTACGATTGACTCTGCGCCACGATGATGCATCCTTGGCTCTGCATACTGCCTTCACATACTCACGTAGCACCTCGCGCCAATCCACCTTGGGCTCAAGCAAATCCTGCAACTCCCTGTCCAATCCACCAGCGCCAGCACCCGCAATCTTTTGCCGTGCCATCTGACCTTGGCGAATAGCTTGGTCTATGTCTCGCGCCAAGTCCTTCTTCTCTTCTTCGGTCATTTCTTTTGCGCCGTCCCAGTCGTGGTCGTCAAAACTATGTCCGTTCCCACCGCCTCCTTCTTCCTCCTGCTTGAGAATATCGAACACCTGCTTGGTATTCATACCTCGAAACTTCTCATCAATCAGGCCCATGTGATTACCACGCATAGGCCCATCTTTGTACCTCGGCATAGCAACGACCTGCTCTGTTGGGTCTAAGTCCCTGAGCATCAGGTTAATAACGTAGTCACACGCTTGGTTAGCTAGCTCGTGGTTCTCGTCGTGCAGCTTCTTCCACGTTGTCAAGTGGCGGTACATCTTGTGTCCTGCTTCGTGCGCTATCACAAACGCCAACTCGGGGTCACGTAGTTTCTTAACGAACTCACGCCCGTAAGACTCATCGCGTCCGTTAGTACACGCAGTCGGCAAATCATCTTTCACATACGTGCGCCCCACCATGAGGATGCCCGACAGCAAAGCGAACTTAGGGTTACGCATCAACGTAACCTTTGCTTTCTGAACTCGTCTTTCTTCTAACATTGTTAGGTTCCTTTCGTTTGTTGATTACAGCAAGTCTTGGTTCTTAGCCAACCAATCCTTGAACGCACCGCTAGCGAACGCAATGTTCTGCTTGGTCGGGTTCTTCGCTATGTTGATAGCAAACACCGCTTGCCACTCAGGTTCCATACGCCCGAGATACTCCATGAACGGGTTAATGTTTGTCTTGTCGATTCGCGCAATTGCACCGAACACCACGATTGCGTTAGCGCCCGGACTTGTGGGTATCTTGGTAGTCTTAGGGTGCGTGATAGTTGCCTCCCATGTCGGCAGTTGGTCTGAGAACTCGATGTACGCTTGCAAGTCTCTCGCCGCCGACTCGCCTACTGCACCAGCCAATGCTGCTATGACCGCATCGGTATCGTTGTCCTTCCTTGACCTAACAATGTTAGATGCAGTCTCCAATGAGCGTGGGGATACGAACGCACTCTGAGTCTTGCGTGGGTTGTAGATGTATGGATTCCCCGCTTGGGCTGGGTCAATGTATGAAGCTAGAGCATGGGGGTACTGATTCACCCAAGCAATCACCTCGGCTTCCAACCCCTTGTTGATAGCCCACTCAATCCACTCCTCGGCGCTCGGCTTTGCCACAGTTATCTCAACGATACGATTGCGGGTATGCGCCTTGAGCACGTCTCCCACTCCGTCCGTAGCCAAATTACCCGTAAGAAAAACCACGTTACTGTTGTTCAGGCTGATGTCGCCTAGTCGCGGGTTGGCTTTCTCCAAGCATGGATGGAGCATGTTCTTCACTGGGTCTGCGCCCTTGCTGAACTCGTCGAACATCATCACCACGGGTTTACCCGTATGCACCTTGAACCTAGCGTTGGGGTAGTACTTCGTGGTACGTGTCTCGTGGTCAATGACCGGCATCGCAACGTCACCCAAATCCATATTGGGTACGTCAATATACGCATAGTCATAACCAAGACGCTCGGCGATAGCTTCAAGCATCGAACTCTTACCAATGCCCGGCTCGCCCCGTAGCATGAACCGAATCTCGGGGTTGGTGCAAATCAAATTGACCGCTTGCTTTAGCGTTACGGTCTTACCAAAATTAACTTCTGACATATCTAACTCCTTCTAACTAACCACTAATGAACCCTGACCTAACATTGTTAGGCTAGGACTGAAACCCCCTGCTCACTCATTGTTATCTCTTACTGTGCGTATAGTATACCACAATGTTATACCTAAGTCAAGTACTTTAGTCATGTGTAAGACTAAATATTCCCAACCCTTCCTGCTTATATGTACTCAAACCATGTGTGGTAGTTGGTGCTTGACACCTTGCCCATCGGCATACGCTTCTCCTCCAGCACCTCGTCCTTGTGCATCCTCAGTATGAACTCGTCGGCTTTCTTTCGCGCAGTCGATGTCGCTATCTTGACTGTATCTTTCTTAACACTCACATACGACATGCCCTGCATCAGCATCATCAGCGCCGCCTTGTAGAAGTTGTCGCCCTTGGTATCTTCGGGCTGGTCACTACGCATCAGCGCCAATACCTCCTGTTGCTTGGCCTTGGTCTTACCGATTAACTCTGCACATTTATCCTTATCACCCCAGTGCGGAACCCATGTGTTGCTCGCCTTGTCTATCTCTGTAGTGTTCAGGGTTTCGCCTTGGAAATGCGTTGTGTTCACACCAAACATGGATACTAGCGCAGGCATAGGCAGTACAACCTCGTGCTTCGCAATGAACGGGGTGTCGGCATCTGGTTTGCTGTAGTGTCGGGCATACCTCGCATCAAAGTCCACGGCCTCATTGAGTAGCGATGTCATCCCCTTGTAGTAGCCCAAGAACTCAGCGTATGGTCGCCTAACAATGTTAGCCTTGGCCTTGTTCAGCGTCCACTCAAGTGCGCCCTCGGCTTGCACCACCTCCCAAGTATTTTTAATGTAGTCGTGCTTCAGTCGGATTGTGTTGCCCTTGGCTATTACGTACTTGTCCTTGCTATCCTTTAGTTGCATTACAGTCTTACTATTAATTACGTATACGCGCATACCACTTAACAACTGTCCGTAAAACTCTCGGGTATACGCTGTGCAATGTGGTGCTTCGTTAATCTCCACGGTGTCGTCGGGGTAGTACGTCACCATCGGCTTGTCGTAGCAGTAGCAGATATAAACATCGTTGCGGTATTCGTCCTTGCTTATGTGCATGTGCTTATCGCTTCGCTTGGCTAGTGGTCGCCGATTGTTCTCGTCACCCCGAATCGGCGCAACCTTCTCGTATATTGCTTTCGCCGTGGCATACGAACGTATGTAAGGCAGTCGGCTTGTTGAATTGAAACTCATGTTGTCCTTCTTTCGTTTGTTACGTTTGTTTATTCCATCATCTCTGTATTCGTGCGTAGTAGGTACGCCTTGACTCGCTTGTTGCTCAAGAACTTCATGGAGTAGCGCACCTTAGCCGCCTCCATATTCTTAGCCTCAATCATCTCTGTCTCCCACACCCCAAAGCGTGGGCTCCATCCTGTTACGCAGTATCTAGCTAACATTGTTAGGCTCCTTTCGTTTGTTTAGTTTGTTCCTGTTCATGCCGCACCTCCTAGTGCTTCCATATACATATCAATTGCACCGATGCACTCAAAGTTGTCCGTATCTTCGGCGAGTTTGTCGGCATCATGGTCTTGTAGGAAAAAGTTATCGCCTGTGCGTTGACACGTCACGCAATATGCCCAGCCATTGCCGAATACTTCGACGTGGTACTTATTGCCTTCGGTTACAAATGTGTTCGTTAGCATAGTCATTCATCTTCTCCTTGATTTAGGTAGACTGTTACTAAAAACCCGATGTTGGCTCCAGCCCACACCAAACCGGCTTCGAATAGCCAGCCCCCTCTGCCCCAGCAAGTGAAAAGAATGATTGTGGTAAGGACTGCAATCCCGATGTGGGAAATGGTTTCGGACTTTGTGTTCATGCGCGTTGCTCCTTGGGGTTGGTTTGCTTGAGGGTTATGTGTGCAGCAGCAGGTGTAACCAATTGGTATGCGCCCTTTGAGTATTCCTGCACAATGCACCACGAACTACGTTCTAGGGATGCGGCTTCTTCGCCACACCATAGGCATAACTTATACCCGAGTTGCTTGCGGCGCACGGGGAATTCATCCCCGCATCTAGCGCACTCGCACCATTGACCATCTGTATTTGTATCTACATCTAACATATCTAACCTTTCTGAAAGTACCTAACATTGTTAGGTGGGTTTTGCTTGGGTGCACTTTGCGCACTTAGGCTCGTTTGGCTACGGACTGTATTTCTCCGTGCCAGCGTATATTATACCACAATGTTATGGCAATGTCAAGTCCTTTAGTCTTAGGCTCGACAAAAGATTAGGGTGCTTTGGTTTGTTACATTTCGGTGCTTTGTTACACTTCTGTGCTTTGTTACGTTTCGGGAGGGTTTTTGCGGGTTGGGTTTGGGGTGTTATGAAATGGGCAGGTTGGCGCAAGAAAATTTAAAAGCATGATAAAGGCGGCAAGTGCAATCTATACCACAAAAACTAATTTTTCCCCGCCTCATACCCTCTCTTAAAAACACATAACATTATAACATTATATATATCTACTACTTTTTCTTTTATGAATCAACAACTTGCAAACCTTTTTCCGTTACGTTTGCCTTTTTATAACCATAA